TCTTTTCCTCCTCCCGAAAGAGCAGATCCATACATTTTTCCAGTTCTTTCAAACCATGCTTTTGAAAAATCTTCTATACCTACACCCTTTTTAGTTAACTTTGAAGAAGGCAAATCAAGCTCTGCTACTAAATTAGAAGCGGCATATACTTCAACACCTGGGCTAAGATTACTGAGTCCTTTTTTAGCAATTGCCTCTTTTACTTTTTTACTTCTTGGATCCATGCTGGCGGTTAAATGTGATTTTTCTCCACCCTTTGGTCTAGTTCCCGCTATTGATGGCACTATTCCTGCACCTGTTTGGCCATTCATGGCCATATTCATTCCGTTAAGGTTTCCAATAAGTTGTGCTACTGATTGATTTAATAAATCTACTGCGCCCACATCTTCAAGAATTTTATTGCCAAATAAATCTGCTGCATTTTGAGAAGCAATCATTTCTGGTGTAAACAGCTCTCCAAATGTTTTTGTTCCCATAATTAAGTTCTTTAAATTAAATACTGTTTTTAATATATAGCCAGCAAAGTTACCCATTAAACCAACTAACATAATAATTGGTCCGACTAATGCTGCTGCTCCCGCCAAAACTCCAAGCACTGTTTTTACTGGGCCTGGAAGAGATCCAAATGATTTTGCTATAGCATCGCCAAACTTTAATAATACTGTAGCAACTTCCATAATTTTTTCACCCAGTGGAATTAAATCTGCCTTAATTGTTTCTACTGCTCTTCTAAATTTACCAGTTGTAGACTCTGTTGCAATCTTCATTTCAGATGCAGCCAGAGCAGCAAGTTGCGGGGCTGAAGAGTTTACTAAATCAAAAGCTGTTCTTGTTTGGCTATTTACTGCTCCTAAGTTAGCTACCAATGCTTGAATTCTTGCTTGCTGATATTTACCAAAAAGCTTTTCAATTAATTGTGCTTTAGCAAGCGGTTCAAGGCCTTCCATAGATTTTTGTAACGCCATAAACATTTCAACTGGATTGCCACCAGTGCTAGTTGATATTGATTTAAGATTAATATTAAAATCTGCAAATGCTGCAGTTGCATTTTTTGATGGATTTATAAGTGAGGCTAATGCCGATTTTATTGCGTTTGCAGATTGTGCTGCAGGTACACCTGCTTCTTTCATTGCAACCATCATTACAGCTGTATCTTGAAATGAACCACCCAACTGTTGAACAATAGGTCCAACTCTTGGAATTCCATCTACTAAATCTTGTAAGCTTGTTGATGTTTGATTTTCTACTGCGTTAAGAAAATTAATAGATTTTGTTAAGTCTTGTGTGCTTAACTTGTAAACATTTTGCAAAGAAACTGTTGCTTGCATTGCTGACTGTTGATCTAGCTCTCCAAGCCTTGCAAGTCTCATTGCTTCTCTTGTTGCTCCTATTAGGTCATTACCTGTTTGGCCAGTTGCTGCTAGTCCCGCTGCCATAGCAGCTGTATCTTTTGCCGCTACTCCCATTGATGAGGCAAGCTCTCTTGTAAGATCAACAACTTGCATTTTTATATCTTCTAATGCTTTTTTAGTTGGCGCTGTTATTCCAGTGCCGTAAACTTTTTGTAGTCTTACCAATTCATCATTTACTTCTTTAAATGTCTTCATTGCGGCTGTACCAAACATAGCCATTGGAACAGTTAATCCTACTGTTAATTGTCGTCCCGCCCATTGTGTATTTTTACCCCAGTTAATTAAAGATTGGCTTCCTTTATCAACAGCTATATTAAATAAATTTTGATAGTTGGTTGCAATTTTTGTTTTATTTGCTATTGCATCAATATTTGTTGGAGTATATACAGAAAATACGCCTTTTTTAGTTGGATCTGCTGTTACAATAGAGTTTTGTAATTTTGTCTGTTCTACTGCAAGCGCCCTCATACTTGCTGTGGCTGCAGAAGATTGACCTCTAATTATACTAAAATACTCACCAAGTTTTAGTTTTCCAGATACAAGGGCGTGACCAAATTTTTCAGTTTCTGTTCTAAGCTTTACTGTGGTCTCTGTAAATTGACCAGTTGAAAGCATGGAGGCTTTAAATGATGCGTTGGCATCATTAAGTTGTTTAGTAAGATTTGTGCTTAACCCCGTGCCAGTTAAACTTTTATTTAAAAGTTCAACTTGTGCTCTCAAATTCTTTATTTGAGAATCTACGGATTTAAAGTCACCTAGGGCAACTATATTAAGTTCTATACGTGCCATCTTTTACAACCACCCCCTTAAAGTTCTAAGAATCCAAGTCCTTCGTTTATTCCAAAGCCTTCTTTTTTAGATAATCTAGAATCATTAAGATCTACAACATCTTCAGGCTTCTTGCTTTGTTCTTCAAGATCTACACCTTGTAGAGCAGCAAGGAACTTTTTTTCTTCGTAATCTTTCTTTCGAATTGCATCAACTACAGCGTTGAGTTCTTCTATAGATAGGTTACTTTCTAACTCGTCAAAGTTTTTCCAATGACCAGCCAAAAATGCTTCGGACTCCAAGGAGCTTAGATCTAGTTCGTCCCAACTAGAGCCGCTCCCAGAAGGTTTGGGTCTGACAACTTAAGTCCGCCTGCTATTTCAAGAATCTTCATCATTGTAGGAATTTCTACAACATCTTCAAACTTGTCCTTGTCTTTTCCTAGTTCGGAATCTGGACTAAGCGCATTAATGCAAAGCATTGCAGACTTAATGAATACATCCATTGTTGCATCTTCATCTGATGCATTTTCTTCAAGGTCAATTTCCTTGATAAGGTCCATAAAAGCCCTTAGCTTTTTAATTGGTAGTGGCTTCAATGTTAATGTTGATCCATCACCTAGTTCAATTTCTACGATATCATATACTGCTGTTGCCAATTTAAAGCTCCTTTGTTTAGTTAAATTATACCAATATAATAGGTCAATACAAATTCAGAGGCCCCACCATTTCTGGTGGGGCTTGAATCTTTATTAAGTTATTATTTAATTATTAAGCAGCACCGAATACACGGTCAATTACGACACCGTATTCAGAACCTGCATATGCAGCAAGGCTGTCATCTGGAAGACAACGGAAGCTCACTGGGAACACTGTTGCTGAATCACGCTTAAGTGAATGCATTGTTGTATCAACAGACACAACACGACGTGCAACATAAACACGTTCTTTTTGACGACCTGTTGCAGCACCAGGAACGGCACCGAAGTTGTTGCCTGCTGTGTATGCCGCAGTATTGCCAACGGCAATAAGGACACGCTCTACTGGAGCATCTCCTAGGGCACCAGCTGCAAGATTAAGTGTCGCACCTGCTGTATCAGCAGATTGGACCTTAACAGCGCTGTATGTAGGAATTGCAGTAATTGTAGAACCTGTACTATTTACATAATAAGAATCCATTTGACCCCATGAGAGTGTAAGATTTTCAAGAGTTCCTTCTGTAAGTTCTGTCTTAAGCATTACCTTGAGTGACTGCTTGAAAAGACGAGCTGCGTCAAGAAGTTGATCAACCTGTACTTCACCATAGTTTGGTTCGTATGAAATTTCAAATCCTGTATTTGTGTATCCAACTTCACGATATGCGTTACTCTGCAAAAGACCTGTGCGAGCAGATAGACCGCTTTGCAAAAGACCTGCTAGAGTAGCATTAGTTGTTGATGGACGAGCTTCATTAGAGTTATCACTGATATAAATATCAGCAGCTCCTACGATAATATTTTTTGTACTTGTAGCCATTTTTTATTTCACCACCTTATTTTATTTGAATTAAAAAATCCTAAAAATAAGACAATTTACTTCCTCAAGTAAAACTATAGCAGGAATGTCTAATAAGTCAAAGTTTCTACTTGTATCTGCCAGTAAGGTAATCTACTTCACGGGTATAGGAATATGTGACTGAGATTACGCCATTCATAGACCCGCCCTCATTTACAAAAGGCTGAACTGAATCTGCTAAATCAACCCTGAAGTAATGATACTCAAATGGGCTGGATGCGACTAATCCTGCCTTTATGTCTTTTGCAGACAAGTCATACCTTCTAAACAAATCTGCGGCTACGTTTATGATAGTTTGAATCTCAGCCTGATCTGTTGAAACAATGTTAAAAGTAATAGTTTCTTCAGTTAGCCACCATTGAGGTCCCATGTTATTTTGCACTACGTCATATACTATATAGGTATTTCCAGGGAGCAGGTTATTAAACTCAGGTACCTGTTGTGCGGGTATAACGGGCTCTAGGGGGTCGCTGAAGCCATCCGCTATGTAATTATTAAGGTCAATCAAGTTCTTGGCTTGTAGCTCGTTTAAAAGCGCTTTACGCACATCGTAGGATGCTACATAAGTATAATTTGTCATCTAAGCACTTCCCGTCCTGCCACCACAGAATTTACAACTTGCATTGTAATCTTCATCATATCTGCTGGCCCAGCGTT